CGTACATTCCAGCCCCCTCTGACAGGTGAAGTCAGATCTGCTGAAACGTGGGCTTTAAACCGCCCATAGGGTTTACGCCTGATCATGACCTACGAAGTAGGTTGTCAATGCGAGGTGTCGTGGAATAGGCTTGTAGTAACGTCTAAAGATGTTCTGCGTCCGATTTCGGTCGCGACGTTCCCTATCCTCCCGGAGTTCAGTCTTAATGCGATAATATTTATCCCACGACGACCAAAGACCGGTATGATGAGACAACATCACCTCTGCCACTTTCCGGTTCCAATCAAGGAGCCGAGAGTCAAAGGTATCACGACAAAGCTCTAAAGCCATATCACGTACCGAAGGTACAGATCCACATTTCGGATTGCGAAGGAGGCCTATATCACGGACTGCCAGCGAATACTTATTATAGTACCGCGTGGAGTCCTCGATGAAAGAGGCCAACTTCTCATCCCCCTTGCAAGCCAGATCATAATAGACCCAGAAAGCAGGAGAACAAATCACCAAGGGTGCCGAGATCCACCCCCAAAAGTCAGGACCCAATAGGCGCGCCCGTTTCCAGAAACTGGAGACGAGTGCGTCGACTTGGTCACTTCCCGCAAGGGGAGGTGTCTGAGAGATGGCCATATCACGGTAGAGTATCTCCGTGAGATGGTACAGCTTCTCAGCCATCAGGTGTGGGAATATTCCGATCCAGACAGCCTTAAAATAAGGCCCACTGGCAGAATCCCATAAACCACCTGTAGGTCCGATAACTGAAGAAAGGATAGGATTTCCGAATCTTGAAACCCAGGAACTGGGTCGCAAGAGACGGAGAATCCTATTCAGATCTCCCACAACGCGCGAGGAAAAGACAAAATCACGATTCAAGGCATCTTGAATCAATGTGTACAACATCCGCGGATTCCGAATGGTTGCAAGGATAAGTCCCGGACCGAGAGGTGAAATATCACCAATCGTAGGGGACATCCAGCGTTTGGCAAACTCAAGGGTTCCAGAATCCATCTCAAAAGATTTCGAGAGGTTAATGGTAACACCAAGAGTCTCCATAATCTGGAGATAGGCCCCCGCTACACCTGAATCAGCGATAACAATGTCATCACCGAGCAAAGCATAGTGAGAGAACCATCCATCCCGGCCGACTCGTCTAGCTGCAATCTGCACCAGAACATGGTGTGTGAGAGCGAGCATAGCCCAAGAAGACAGCGCACCCATAGGTTGGCCAACGGAATATCGAACACCTTGGTTCTTGTACATCCAGGGACGGATTACTAGTAACCCGGCCCAGGAAGCAGCCCAACCGATCCCAAGGGATCGGAGGACCTGCACTTGAAGAGCAATAGGAAGTCGATCAGTCGCCGCTGAAAGGTCATAGGAGTAAGCTGGAGCCCCGGAAGCACGAACGTAAGAGAGAAGACGATGGACAGGTCCTATCTGATCAAACGTCCCATCCTGAGGGATGGCACGTAAGATTTCGAAAATAGCCTCATGGAGGGGACGCAGTAAAACCTGCGTCCACCAGTCCGTGATGGCCACGATTCGGACCTTACCACGTGCTTCAATCAAACCGACGAGCTTTCCGAGACGCCCAGGTATCTTACCTCCAATGATCAATAATGGAACCACAGGTAAGGAACACATGACGGTAAGAAGGTTCCATCCAACAAGGATCCAGGCACGCTGGGAGCATGCAATCACAAGCCAATGATACCACACAAGTGGATGTCGGAGGAATGCGAGTGCATCCAAACCAGCTGACCATGTTGATTTGTTGAAATTGGGACCTGCAGACTCGGACATGTATGTCCAGAGAACTTGCCCGATAACCAGACCCTTGGGTAACATGCCAACGGCACGACTCACTTCCCATTGGGCAAGTGTAGCACTCACACCCGAGAAACTATCAGTAATGGTAGATAGCTTCGGAGTGGGAGTACAGCCAATGACACGATAGACCGAAAGCATGGTCAGAGTGACCCGAATTACTCGGAGCGCATACGCGTGGTCTTCACCTCGAATGAGGGAGAAGATCGCACGTAGCGGTCCAGGGAGTAATAAGGGAAGCCCTGATCGGCTGAGCCCAACCCGCACAGTCGGATTGGTCTCTTTATACGACTTACCCCCAATCCAAAGGACAATGATCCGAGAAGTCAGGGCAAGATACTGCGTGAGCCAAAGGCTCCCGTTAGTCTGCCATAACTTAAGGATCTGTCCATGCATTGGAAGGAAACAAGTCTTCCA